TCCTTAACCTTGCTCTTTGTGCCTTAACTTTATCACTAGATATTTCACCTTTTGTTGCTGGAGAACCAGGTTTTTGAACTTTAGGTACAACTTTAGTTTTCTTATTAGAAATCTTAGCTGCTAAAAGATTTTCATACAACATGGCTTTATGTAGAACATCTACAGACCTTGCATCAATTAAGCTGTTAACTTCCTGTTCGGTAAATCCTTTTTTAACTGCAAAGGTTTTAATTGATTGTTTCAATTTAGGACCTTTGTCAGGATCAGTCCATTCAGGTAATTTTTCTGCCATAAGTTGTTGCTGCCTAGCGAGTTCTTCTTGCCATTTAGCTTCATGCTCTAGTTGTTGTTTGTATTGAAGACTTTTTTGTTCTTCTTCAACCATTCTTTTATTATCTTGAAGTTCTCTATATTGATCTCTTTTCAACATATATTCGGTTGGATCTTCTTCCTTGAGTCTTGTCCAGTCAGTTTTTGCAAGTTCTTCTATTTTAGAATCTGCCTGAATGTTAAATTGTTCAAGTTGTGATAAGTAACGCTGTCTTTCTTGTTGAGTCGCAGCTAATTCTTCATCAGCTTTTTTGCGTTGCTCTGCCAATACTTGACTTTTTCTTGTGTAATCAGCTTGTCTACTGTAACCAGCTTGAAGTTCATCGAGAGTAACCTCTACATCTTTACCATCTACTTTAATGGTGTATGTGCCAGGTGTCTGACTTTCTTCTATTTGGTCTTGGTCTACTAAATCATCAGCAGATAATCCATCAGGATTACTTGCTTCTGTTTCAACTGATTCGGACTCCATGTCCTGTGCAGAAACTTCTTCCGTTGCTTCTGTTTCTTCTTGGTCTTCTTCGCTTTGCTCCGTTGGAGTGCTCATCATACCTTGAAGTGCTGCTTGTGCTGATCTTACATCAGTTACAGGCACACCACGATTAGTGGATTCTTGTACAGGGATATCATCTTTTGCCATGACTATTTACCTCCCTTTAATTCGTTTTCAACTATCTTTCCATTTTCCATAGTATTAACAAGAACATTTTGAGCTGTTAAGACTCCTCTTAATGAAAAATATAAAGATTCTCTTTTACTAGATTCTTCTATCTCTGTTCTTATCCATTGTTGAAAAATATCATTTTGGATAACTTCATAAGATTTTATCAATAGAGGGTCTGTTAATAACCTCTCAGCATTTTGTCCTTCTTTTATTGCACTGTCTTTATCTGCCATTGTCTTCTCCTATTTGGTTGATTCTATCCACAAAGTCTGTGGTTATAGTTTTTCTCCCAGCGAGATAACCCTGAATATCATTCCTAGGAATAGATGTTTTCAAGCATACCTCATTTATTGAAAGTCGATATTTCAACATTAGTTGTTGTAATTCTGTATTTGTAAGTTCTGATTTTATATCAAATTTAGACAATTTATCCCTTCTTCTTTTTCTTTTTAGGAAATCCAGCTTTCATATTTGCATATGCTTTTTTAGTTATAGTAGATTTCTTTTTACTTCTACTTGTACCTGCTTTCTTTCTTTTATTTATATTTGCGTATAAGCTCATTTATTCACCTTTTGCTATTCATTCTATCTTTTCTAAAAACACCTTCTTTAACACCTCTGCCTTCTAAGATATCTGCATAAGTTATTTTTCCATCTTTGTTTAAATCAGGAAACTTTTTCTTTTTCTTTTTCATCATTTTTTAGCCACCTTTTTTGCTCTCATTGATAAATCTTTAAAATGCACAACTTGTTTAGAAGTTTTGCCATGTGATTTTCCTGAATGTAGTTGACCATTAGGCATTTTATGAACATTACCTTTAAACTCTTTGCCTGTTTTGAAGTAGTGTTTAGTTCCCTTAGCCATTAACATTTACCCTTTTTCTTTTTCTTTTTCATTGGTTTATTTCCGTACATTATAATAACCTCAATAAGTTTGTAAATTTATCTGTTGCTAATACAAAAATAACTATAGCTCCATAAGCTATATACTTAAATCTAAAGACTTCTATTTTTACATCTCTCATATCTTTTTCAATATGTTGTAAATGGTTATTTTTAATATCATAGATATCTTTTTTAATAAGTTCTATTTCTGTATTTAACTCGTTTAAATCTTTCATGCTAGTGGTAATTTCTTTCTTTTAGGGTAAGTATTTAAAGCTATTGCTACAGATTGTTTCTGTGGCTTACCTTCTTTCCTTAACATCTTAATCTTCTTAGAAACTAATTTGTTTCTTTCAATTTTTCCATGACCTGAGTATTTAGGATATGCCATTAGCTTGGCCCTATTCCAACAGGTCTATTTTGCACAGCTTCTAATGCAAGTTCTTGTTCGTTTAACTCAAGTTGAGATTTCTTAATCATTAACTCTTGCTGTTTAAGAGCAAGGTTGATTGCAGCTTCTTCTTGTTTAAGTTTTAACTCTTGTGCTTTAAGTTGCGTTTCAATTTCTAATTCTTGAGCTTGTAGTTGTAGTTTTTGTAATTCTACTTGTGCTTTTCTTTGCTCTACTTTTTCTTCTAGCGTAGGTTCAGGTGGTGGTTTAGGTGGCATCATCTGTGGATTAGATATAAATTGGTCTGCATTTTTATATCCTGATTGTGCTATAAATTCACTTACTGCATTGTATATATTTTGTGGTGTAACGAGTGATCCCATTCCACCATTTTGTATTAACCCTTGTATTATCTGCATAATAGAACCCATTGTTTGAGTCTTAGCTGATTGACTACCACTGCCAACTCCTACATTAACAGTACAATTTAATTTTTCTTTCCAACGAGATACATCTATAGGTACAAACTTACCATTAAGATAAGCTATTTTCTGTCTATCTTCATATCTTTGTACTAGGGCATATATGCTCCTAAATAGGTCTTTAATGCCTGTTTCTGCAAACATACGTGCTATGAGCTCAATCCTTTGCATAGAGGACTCTGTCGCTGCTGATATTGCCCCTGAAGTAACGTGTGAAGTTAATACATCTGGATTTAATCCTTGTGTCATCTTAGATACACCACTTCTTTCTTCTCTAATACCATCTAGGTATTGAACCATTTGGAAAGCATAAGGTTGTATTTGTGGGGTAGGTAAAGCTGTAACAGCTCCTGGTGCTCTCATTCTAACGATTCCACCTGGCTTAGAAGATAATAGATCATCTAATTCAACCTGTCCTGCTAATACTGCATATCTTGCATTGTTAGTTAAATACATATTATCAAGAAGATTTCTCATGATAGTAGATTTAATTAACTGAATATCTTGTACTGTATCGGCAATACTCATGCCATGAAACTTGTGAGGTATCGGTAGTGGGCAGATAGTTGAGAAAGGAATTGAATCAATCTCCTCATTATCCAGTATTATATTACCACCTTTAGTAATCTTTCTTAACTCTGCTATACCATCGCCATCGTAGTCAAGATGTATATAACATTCTTCTAACCAAACTTTTCTTGATGGGCCACTACCTTCGTCTGCTGGTAATGAATCATCATCAAAACTAAATCTTGCTATTCTTTCCTCGTTTAATTCAGCATTTGACTGTGTATAACTAGGTAATTCTTCTATAAGAGATTTAGGATATCCCTCTAAAATTAAATCCGATACTGACTTTTTAACTCTATGACATACAAAACTAGCATCTTCTACTGAAGTAGCCCTTCTTGATATTAAAAATTCTTCAGGTGGTACAGATACTACCTTAACTTGTCCATCTATTTTAGTTCTTTTTACTTTAACATCGTGTTCAACAACTTTGGGGCTAATTAAAGTTCCATAGTCATCAACCTGTTGTTTCTGAATTATAGTTTCTGTGTGTTCTACAACTTCAAGATCATCATTTGCTAGGATTGATTGATACTCAATCTCAGTTAGGTTCTCGTATGTTTCGTGAGATACCTCTTTTTTTTCTTCCCAGAAATGTTTAATAACTCCAGTCTTACTTATCAAAGCATCTTTAAAGGCATCGTACAAGACCTTAAAGCCGTTATTTTGCTTATTAAAGACATAGTTAACATAGTCGGTAGCTTGTTGTGCCATTTCGACATCTTCAGGGCCTTGTGGCTCGAACTCAGCGACATTGTTATGTGTAGTAAAAATACGCATAAGGCTAGGCATAATGTATTCGATAGTATCTCTAACATCAGTTGTAACAATCTCAGAACGACCTTCTATCTCATTACCGAAAGGTTCTCCGAGATAATACTTCATAGCATTTTCTCTTTGTTCTGAAAGCTCAGTATTAAAATCGCCTGAAGCAGACTCTATCTCATTACTCAGTTTCGATGCTAATTCATCATCGGTCATCTTTTTAGCCATTTATTTTCCGTACCTTTTTTTAAACATCGAAGCTGCTGACATTCCAGCAGAAGGGTATTTGTCTATAAGTTTACCTGCTGGTGTTTTTCTGCTTACTTTCTGAATCATAGAAAGTCCAGGTAAACCACCTAGTTGTTTAAGTAATGGGTGTTTTTTTAATAATTGGTCTAGTAAAAGCATAATTTTCTCCTTACACGACTGCGACATCAGGGCCTAATCTACCCTTGGATTCCCAGCGTGAATTTTTAGTTGTTGAATGTCTTAGACTCAATGCAGCATATCGTGTAGCCGACATTAAGTCATCTTTAAGTTTAACTAGCTTTCCATCTTTACGATGATACATACGATACTCCTCAAACCAGTCATAAAGGGTATTAAATACTTTAAATCTTCCAGACTCCATTCTATCTAGCATGTCCATAAGTCCTGTTTCTACACTGTTTCCACCCTTTTTCTGCCCTAATGCAGGAGGATTTTCAAAGTGAAAGGGTAACATATTGACATAAGCATCTCTGTATTGCTCGGCTAGGGTAACACCACTTCCTTTATCGTGTTGGTATCCATCGTGTGGCCATACTATAGGAATCCAGTCAGAGCCTTCTCGTTCATTGATGTGTGATCCATGATAACTCGGTATTTGTTTAGCCATTCGATAACAGTCATAAACGTATACAATGTCTTTATCTCTATCCCAAGCTATCCATACCACTGCTGTAGGGTGGTCATATCCAAAATCTATTGCTGCAATCCTTGCAAAATGAGGGGGTATGGTAAAAGGTTCTATAGCTAGATTATCCTCATCTATAGGAAATACTAGCCCTGATCCTATCATTGGTATGCCTTTTGACCTCATCTCCCTCTCATGAGCTGGTAAGGCTTGTAAAATCTGTTCTTTCATATCATCGGTTAGGTGTTCGGCATCTTCCCAGCCTGCTGTCAACAATGACTGTCCTGGTCTTAGATCAGAGGTAAAATTCTGTACTACCTCAGTCATACCTGATTCAGGAGTAAAGGTCATATAGACTTGTCCTCGCCTGTCTAGTGTTCTAGTAATACATTGTGAGTAGATATCTTGGGGTGGTTCTTCATCTAGCCAAATAAGGTCTAAACTCTCCCCCATAAATTTTTCACTACCTTGTTCATAAGCCTTAAAGGCAACCCTAGACCACCCACCTGTGCTGTGTTTTACAAGTACCGAGGAATGTGCGTTAGGCACACCTGGTTTCCTTGTGGTTTCGCCAATGAGATGTTTAGGGATAGATCCTTTCCCTTTATCTCTGGGGTTGTCTGGTTGCCCAAATAATTCTTTTTGACAGATGTCTCTTGTGGTTTCATTAGAAGCTCCACATACCCAGGATTTAATGGGCTTATCGAACTTCTTACCTTTCCACCACTTAGGGTACAGTCCAGTTAGATGAGCTGCCATCTCCATAGCACCTACATACGACTTACCTACTCTGTTCGCTGCCATAAGAAGTCTTTGATTGGCATCAACACCTGCTTTATGGAATCTTTCTTGAAAGGCGTAGGGTTGGTAGTAGTTTAATCTGTTTTCCTCTTGTCGCTTGTTTAGCTCCTTTAGGATATGTTGTGCTCGTTCTCTAGACATAATACTCCACCTCTAATACTATATGTTTTTTTTAACATTGCAAACCAAATCGCCCTATCTTGTGTTTTATTTTATTAATACCCCAACATAGTGTGTTTATGAATATATTTTATTAGTATTGATATTTCCCACCATAGCAGGAATGGAACTATATATATATTCTCGTGTGCCTGTGGGGGGTTGCCTTTCTCTAATTAATAATATTCTAATCAATGACTTTCTAATATTATTATTTTCTTATATAACAATCTTTATTATTCATATATAGGCTTTATGGTTTCTTATCTGCTTTTATAGGGAATAAAAAGTGTATGGCTATGTACTATTATTTCTCTAATCTGATATTGATACTTACCAGGCTTACACAAACTATATATATCTTATATCTCTTTACAGATACACGCCTTAGAATCCTTTCTTTAGGTGGCGAATCCTATATATAG